ATGGGATTTAAACCACAAACATGGGAATTTACACTTTAAGGAAAGCAAGATGAAATTATTTGGTTTTGATTTAGGATATAACAATTCATTAAAAGATAAAATGTATTGGCTTATTACAGGCTTTATGACTCGTAATGGATTTATGTTATGGGGTGGAGGAGGTGGTAGTCCACAAAGCTCTGAAAGTAGAAGTGAACTAGATCCTACTGTCAGACCATTTGTAGAATTTGGTTTAGGTGAAGCTAAAAACTTATATCAAACTAGCACACCTGAATACTTTGCAGGTCAAACATATGTTAGCCCATCTGCTCAAACAGAATCTGCATTAGCACAAGCTGAAGCACAAGCAAGAGCAGGAAGTCCACTTACAAGTGCAGCACTTAATCAACAATTAGGTACTGTACAAGGTCAATATCTAGGTGCTAATCCATACTTTCAAGCTGCTATGCAACCAGCTGTTCAAACAGCCACACAAGCTTATAATGATGCTATTAAACAAGCTCAAGGTTCAGCATCTTTAGCTGGTCGTTATGGTTCTAATGTATCTGCAGACTTACAAAATAGAGCTGCTGGAACTTTAGCTACAACTTTGGCTGGTAAAGCGGGTGAACTTGCATATCAAAACTATGCTAACGAAAGAGCACGTCAAGAAGCAGCTGCAGTACAAGCACCTCAACTAGCTCAATCTAGATTCCAAGATATTAACCAACTTATGAATGTTGGTCAAGTAAGAGAAGACTATGCACAAAAAGCTCTTGAAGATCAAATTGCTAGATTTGAGTTTGAACAAAACAAACCATACACAAAACTACAAGCTTACTTGGGAGCTGCATACGGTGCTCCAATGGGTCAAGTTACTAAAACTACTCAATCAGGTGGCGGTGGCAAGATTGTATGTACAGCTATGAACGCTGAATATGGCTTTGGTAGCTTCCGTAATGCTATCTGGTTAGCACAATCTAAAGATTTAGATCCAGCATACGAAAAAGGTTATCACAAACTATTCTTACCATTAGTAAACTATGCTTATAAAGCAGGTGAAAAGAATACCCTACAACGCATTTTAAGGGGTGTTTTAGAGCATATCGCAAGACATAGGACCGCTGATATATGGAAGCAAAAAAGAGGTAAAAACAGAGATACTTATGGCATGATTTATCGTGCTATTTTAGAACCTATTTGCTATGTAGTAGGAAAGGTAGCTAAATAATGTTTAAATATTTTAATCCCATATGGATTATTAATAACTTTTTACAACCATCTCTTGGTCCAGAAATTTTAGTTCCAGCAGCTATCGGAGCTGTAGGCTCTGCTGCAATGGGAAAAAGTCCTGTTACTGGTGCATTACTTGGCGGTGCTACTGGTGGTATTTTAGGTGGTGCAGGTGGTGCTGGTGGTAATTTATTTTCAGGATTTAAGAGTGCATTACCTTCTGCTACTGGAACTGGTGTTCAGTTAGCTCCTACTGTTGCAGGAACTGTAGACGATGTAGCATTAAATTCTTTAGATGATATAGCATTTAATACTTCACTTCCTACAAATGTAATTGGTGGTGCTGGTCAGGGAATAAACATTAGCCCATATCTTAATGTAGCTGATGATGGTTTAGGATTTGCTGCATCTGGTGCACCTGCTACTGGGATTCCATTCTCATTTTCTTCTGCACCAAATCCATTAACAATAGATCCTAGAAGAATGGTTGTAGATACACCACTTACTTTCGGAGAAAGAATTTCTGATTTTGGATCTAATGTTATACCTAGTACTGTATCATATGCTCAACAAAATCCTATGATGGTATTGGGTGGTGGGCAATCACTTTTAAATATTAGACAACAAAATGAAATGGCAAATCAACAAAGATTAAGAAATGCTGTAGCATCAGCTCCACCAATTAGGCAAGGTCAATCTGGTCCAATGGCTGGCAATCTTTTACAAGTTAGAAGGATAGGATAATCATGGCAGATATTCAAGGACTATTAGATACATTATTTCTTACAAGACAAAGCCCTGTTGCAGGTCTTTTATCTCAAGAAGAACAAGAAAGACTTAAAACACAACAGCTAATTGGCACTGGTGTTGGTTTGGCTACTGGTATTGCACAAAATTGGAATCAAGGTCCAGTTGGTGCTGCTTTAGGTGGATTTACAGGTGCAACTGCAGGTAGACAAGCTCCCATTGATTTTGCAACTAAAAACTTTATGACTCAAACAGAGTTATCTAACCTTATGCAAAATATTAGAAAAGGTCAGTTTGAATTAAAGAATTTAGAAAGAAGAGAAGCTGGTCTAGCAAATGCAATTAAACAAAATCCAGAATTAGTAAATGATTTCTTTGTTAATCCAGAAAAAACATTAGAATTGTTACAAAAAACACAACAAAGATTTAGACCTCTTCCAGAATTTGACAAACAAGATCTTTCAATTATGCAAGAACTTGGTATTGATCCAAGAAACCCATCTGCACAAGATATGACTGATGTTCGTGTTGCAAAAGATGCAATCAATTTCTCATCAACAGAAAGAGCAAAAATAGCAGTACCTAGAGCTGAATTTAAAGCAAAATTACCAAATGCTCCACTTGATGAATTGCCATCTCCAGATAAGATTATTTCTCAAATTAAATTAAATAGAGAAAAAAGAATTGGTCAAGCAAATCAAGTTGTTAATCAACCACAAGTTGCTACGCCCGCACAAACTAATGTTGCACCAGTAACTCAACCACAGGTTACACAAGAAGTTAAACCTGCTGCAGTTAATACAACAAAAGTTCCACAAACAAATTTATCTGCAACTCCTACCCCTGCTGCAAAAACTAAAGCCAACATTCCATTTGTAAATAGGCAAGATGTTTCTGCAATTGCAAGACAGCAATTAAAAGATAACCAAAGCGAAATTCAAAAAAGATTAACAGACTCATTTACAAGTTTAAATAATTTTGAAAAAACAGTATATGACATTATTACTGATAAAGACTTTGATAATGCTTTTGGTCCTTTAGCAACTACTCGTTCTGGCATAGAAGGAACTGCTGCATTTAAAGTAAATAATCTTATTACAAGTACAGAAGGTGCTGCTTTAGTTAATGAATTAAAAAAACTTAAAGCATTATCACCTCAAGGTTCTGCTGGAACTGGTCAGTTATCAGAAAAAGAAGGCGATAGAATTATTACTTCTTTAAATAAAATTAAATTAGGATTACCTCCAGAAGAAGGAAAAAGAGTGGTTGTTGAGTTACTACAAACCATTCAAGCTGCAAAAGCTAATCTTAATCAAGGCTATGTAAATGATTATGGCAATGACTTTGAGTTTCCAAAATCAGAATTTTTACCATTAGAAACAAAAGTTAAAACTGATAAAGGTGAAATTAAAGTATACTCTGGTGCAAACCCATATATTAAAAAACGTTTCCCAGCTAAAGCTGCTGGATTAGATCCAAATGCACAGTATTATATTATGAATAACGAATTATATTATTTCTAGGATACAACATGGCTGAAGACTTATATAAATTAACGCAAAATAAAGTTCCAGACGTTACTAAATCTGGTCCATTAAAAGCAGGTGCTGTAGCCGATGTTCCAACAAACTTTTCTGTTTTACAGGCTGGTGCAAATGTATTTCCAAACTTTTTGGATATATTGCGTGGTGGCTACAATGTGGTCACTAATCCATTAGCTGTTGGTGTTGGTGCTGGAGAAACTTTAGCTGGTGGTGCTCAAACAGCCGCAAGAAAAAGTTTAGAGCAAATATATTCACCAGAACAAGTGTTGACAAAAATGCCAGTATCTAGACAAGAAGAAATGTTTAGAACATTTGCTGCACCATATCAAAGTGCAGAATCATTTAAACAATACGCACAAGAAAGACCTGTAGAAGCATTGCTTGACATATCTACTGGTGCTGGTATTGCATCTAAAGCTATACCATATAAAATTCCATCTGTTACAGGAAAAGTCCCATTTACAGAAAAACAAGTAACTACACCTGCTGTAGGTTTTTCAGAATTATCTAAAGCAACAAATCCATTATATCTCGGAGGTAAAGTATTAGAAGCTGGTCTTCCTCCAGTATTAGGATTAACAACTGGTGTTGGTGGTGAAGCTGTTAAAAAAGTATATGAAGCATCTAAAGCTGGTGTAGATACAGCAATCAATCAAATTGTAGGCAAAACAGAATCAATAGATATACTAAATAAAGCAAAAGCTGGTTTACAAGAAATGATTGCACAAAAAAACCTTCAGTATTCAACAGCTAAAAAAACTAGTCCATTTAAAGCTGCAGATACTGGATGGGCTGCAAGTCCAGCTAGATTAGACTTTACTCCAATTAGAGAAGCTTTTGATAATGCTAAAAGATCTATCACATATAAAGGTCAAGTAAGTGTTGGTGAAAAAGAATTGGCAGCTATTGATGAAGTAGAAAAAATTCTTAATACTTGGGAATCTCAACCAAAACTTCATACAGCAGCTGGTCTAGACTTTTTAAAACAAAGAATAGATGCTGTGTATCCAGATAATCCAAACATGACTCAAGCACAAAGAATTATTGATACTACTCGTAATGGTGTAAAAAACTATTTAGTTAAAGAAGTTCCAGAGTATAAGAAAGCAATGGCAGATTATGAAACATCTATTGAAACTATTAGAGAAATTGATCGTGGATTGCTTGGTGGAAATAGAGCTTCTCAAGAAACAGCATTGAGAAAACTATTAAGAACAACTCGCGATGAAACTGGTGTTAAATTATCACTTGCTGATAAAATGAAAAATGCTACTGGTATTGACTTATCAACAGAAATTGCTGGTGCATCTATGAAGTCTTATGAGCCAAAAAGCCTTCTTGGTACACTAGGAGGTGGTGCTGGTATTGCTAATATTGCATTTGGTAGTGCTGGATTAAATCCTTTAACAGCATTAGGTGTTGGTATTACATCACCTAAAATTACTGGATTACTAACTCAAGCTGGTGGTAAAGTAGCTAGATATGGTAGACCTATTGACTTAACTGCTAAAACAGGCGTACAACTTAACAAAGTACAAGATGCTATGAGTTTATTAGAGCCAGATTTATACTTACAACAAATAGATCAAATGTATCAAAATCAAAGATGATTGAATGGAATGATTTAACACTTCCTCCCATTAACTTATATAACGCACCGAAGGTTTAAAGAATGAGTAATGAAATTGATCCAATACAATATGGCAAGTTAATTGCTGAAGTTCAAAATTTACAAGAGAAAGTAGAAAAGTTAGAAACTAATATTGATTTATTGCTAGAACTTGCAAACAAATCCAAAGGCGGATTCTGGGCTGGTATGACAATAGCATCATTTTTAGGTGGTTTAGCTACATTCTTTATGCACAACATTTTAGGAAAATAAAATGAAATCATTTCTGTATATAGTAATACTTGCCATATTTTGGTCTTGGTTATTTAGTTATGCAGAAAGTAAAGAGTTACCTAAAGAAATGTCAATGGCTACAGAAACTGGTGAAGTAGTATTGACACTAGAAGAATGTACATTTATTAAAATGGGTTTGCGTGGATATCCTTATGCTGCGTATGCTACAGAAAAAGGTCATGCTAACCATGAAGGTTGCTGGAAGAAAGAATCTGTAAACAATATGGAATCAGTATTAATTTACTTTCCAGAAATAGATGCAACAGCAGTATATAACCCACAACTATTTAAACCACGTTCAACTATATGACATTCATTACCGAGAACAATATAGCTAATCTATATTCGGCTTTAATAGAGTTCCCTGTATTTGATGAATATAAATTCCCACCTGCATCTAAAGTAGATTTTGTAGTCAATAATGATCCAGAAATTTATGGAGAGTATTCACCACCAGAACATGGTGATCCTCATACAATTACTATTAGCACAGCTAAATGCGGTCATTTAGATACAGTCATCAAGACTCTTATGCACGAGTTAATACACATGGCAATTTACATAGAATATCCTAATACAGAACGCTATGTAAAGCATGCTGGTCTCTTTAAAAAACTTCAAAAACGAGTAGCCACTAAATACGGTTACGATCCAAAGGAGCTATAATGATTAGTTCAGTCGCATCTTTAATTCTACCAGCTTTAGTCCCTGCATTTAGTGATGGTGTTAGAGGCATCATAGCTAAATTTACAGGTGGTGCTGGTGGACAACCACAAAACGTAGAAGAACGAGTAAAGCTTATGGAAGCTGAAGCTGCAAAACTACAAGCTTTAGCTGCATTAGATGGTGTCAATGGAGAACCTTCTAAATGGATTATTAATTTAAGAGCATCATTCAGATATATCATCATTAGTGCTATAATGTTATTCACAGGCATTATAGTCTTTAATCCAGAAGTTGTTGGTGCTGGTGTAGTGGCAGTATTTCTAGATATGACTGGAGCTTGTATGTCTTTTGTTATTGGCGAAAGAATGTATCTAACTCTTAAAAAATAAGGATCATATGATAGTTCTACACTTTATGAATTTTATTGGTTTATCTTTTCTTAAATTAATTATTGTAACTTTATTATTTATTGCTATGGGCTTTTCTTTAGCATTTATGATAGCTATGGAACAATTAACATACGCATTGGAATATATTAACTCTTATGTTGATTGAAGTAAAAAGATTCGACTTTAAAGACAATTACACTGCTGGTCGCATGTATATAAACAATTTATATTTTTGCTACACTTTAGAAGATAAAGTTAGAGAGGGTAAAAAAGTAAATGGACAAACAGCTATTCCTGCTGGAACTTACGATGTTATTATTGATGATTCTGTTCGTTTTCGTAGACCAATGCCACATATTCTTAATGTACCTAACTTTACAGGCGTAAGGATACACTCTGGCAATACATCAAAACACACAGAAGGATGTATACTACTTGGTGCTACATATGCTGGTAAAGACTTCATAGGTAACTCTAAAAACGCTTTTGATATATTCTTTGAAAAACTTAAAGCAGCTAAAAAAGCAACTATTAAAATATGGTAGAGTATTTAATCTGCGATATACTTTGTGCAATAGATCATTTTAAGTATATATTACTGTTTTTATTGCTATATTTAGTATATAATAAGGTATCTAATTACTAGAGACTCTTATGAAAATTTTAATGATTGACATTGAAGTATCACCTAATACAGCTCATGTATGGGGTATCTATGACCAAAACATTTCAATTAACCAATTACTAGAATCATCATACACACTATGCTATGCAGCCAAATGGTACGGTGAATCTAAAATTATGTTTGACTCTATTCAAAAGTCTGGTAAGAAAAAGATGCTTGAATCAGTCCATAAGCTATTAGACGAAGCTGATGCCGTAGTGCATTATAATGGCTCTAGATTTGATATACCTATCCTACAGAAAGAGTTTCTTTTGTCTGGTATGAACCCTCCAGCACCTGTTAAACAGATAGATTTATTGCAAGTAGCAAGAAGACAGTTTAGATTTGTTTCTAACAAACTAGACTATGTAGCACAAGCTTTAGGGCTTGGTAGTAAAACAGAACATGAAGGTCATACATTGTGGGTTAAGTGTATGAATAATGATCGTAAAGCATGGAAAACTATGGAAGCATATAACAAGAACGATGTTGTGCTTTTAGAGAAAGTTTACGATAAGTTTAAAGCATGGATTAAGTCACATCCAAACCATAATGCGTATTCCGCAAATACATGTTGTCCAAATTGCGGTTCACGCAAATTACATTCTCGTGGTACTCAAGTTAGTTTATCTAAAGTTTATCAACGCTTTCAATGTCAAGGATGTGGTTCATGGTCTCGTGCAGTAAAATCAGAAAAAGTAGCAAAAGAAGCGGTTATCAGCATATAGGAAATATTATGAATTTAGAAAAATTATGTGAGCATATTGTAGGAAAAGAAATTGTAGAAGCAGAAGCTTACTACGGTGAAGATGTGCTTATTTTAGTTTTGGATGACGGAAGCCACATCGAGATTAGTGGTGATGGGCTTTCCGTTTATTCTGAAATTCCAGATTTAGACGATTAGTCGTCTACCATCTCTAGCCTTTGTAGTTGAGCTGTTACCTCTGGCGGATTAATAGCTTCTTCATCACGCATTACTTCTACAAGTTTATTCTTATACCATTCAGATTTAGCTAAATCCTCTTCTGGTCTACCTTTGAATGGGTATCTTAAATCATACTTCAATTTAGAACCTTTTAGGTATCCAATAAACTCTTCTTTTGTTAAACGACTAGCAATAATATCTATTGCCTCTAACCCACCTACCAAATAGTGCTTCGGATGATTTACATTATCCATGTGCTACCTCCCTGTTTAAAGATTTTTTAATACGATTTGCTGCATTACCCATTCTTGCTACCATAGTCTTGCTTGCAGTAGGTTTTAACTTTAACAAACCTTGAGCTTGCAATTCTTTTAACTTAATACCATTCATCTTAAAATGCCTTCTAGCATCTGTATTAGTTCTACATTGTGGTGAATCTATAAATGCTTGTATCTCATCTATAAATTGCCTATTATAACTTCTTGGTGCTCCCATGTCAAACCTCTACCAAAGATGATTTAATATATTTGAGTATTCCATAATCTCTTCCTCGCATTGTACACTCTAATAGCGTATAGTCAAGTAATAATTGATCTATTTTACGTCTATTATATGCAGAATGAAATTCTATTAAAAATACTAATGGGAAATTTACTAGATTTTCTAGTATCTCAATTTCTGCACCTTCTGTATCTATCTTCATAATGTCGCATCGTGGTAGGTGTTTAGATGACATTACTTTAACCATTTCACCTTCTTCTAATTGCCTATCGCCTTGAAACAGGCTCGATTCCCCACAGTTATCTAAACCGTAATACATCATGCGTTTACCATCCTCTTTGCCTATGGCTATATTTCTAATGGCAATGTCAGTTCCCTCTATGTTTTGTCTTAATAGGTCATAATTAGCCTTTATAGGCTCATAGCAATCAATCTTTGGGTTCTTAAAGAACTCATGTGCCCATACCGCAAAGCCACCTACGTTAGCACCTATGTCTATGATATAAGGATTTTCTATAACTCCAAGTGTTGCATATTCACCTTGAAATATTTTACCTACATGTTTAATCATGTTATTTGGAATAATCATTCTTCCCACCTTATTTTAAAATGCCACCACATTTTGCGTAGCTTATTCATTTTTGCATAAATTCTTTTATTTTTACCTGATGATCGCATTTTTACACAGCGTTTCATTGGACTAAATAAACTTTTAACTTTGTAAACTATCATTTAATCTTCACATCAGATAACTCTCTCATCTCTTTTAATATTTTAGATAACTCTTGAGTCATTAATACTCTACAAGATGAAATGTATATAGGATGAAATTCATTACCCATATCTGAAACTTCAGTATAGTCTAAATAGTCTTCAAAAAAAGACTTAACTAATTCTTTTAATCTTGCTTCTTTCATACAAGTCTTCCACTATACTGATAAGTTCCCGTATGGACTAATTGTGTCCATGCTGCACCATGTACTTTTAAACCATTGTCACGAGCTAGTTTACAGAAATGATAGTCTTCTGATAGCAAGTGATTATTTTCATCTATACTTGTAGCAAAGTATTCTGTGATCTTATCGCCTAAATCAGAATTGTCATTGGTATCATTCATGTTATGTGTATATGATGGACATTTATCTTTTAACTTTTCAAACACTTCACGTTTAATAAGCATAAAGCCTGTACCACCATGTTTGACTTCAAAAGGCTTATCTGTAGGAACTAGGTCTTTTTCATTTACAAGATTAACTACATAATCTCCTGTAAAGTATTTTAGTTGGTGCTCTGGAACTTTCTTGTCAATAGCAAACTTTACACCAGCCCAATTTATTTCTTTTTTGGGATACACGCCACAAATAATATCTACATCAGCATCAAGCATTTTAAAGAAGTGTTCTGGCTCAAAACTAATATCAGCATCTATGAACATCATATGAGATGCGTCACCTTTTAGGAAGTCATTCACTAATGTGTTACGACCACGAGTAATCAGGCTTTCATTATAAAGAAATGAAAAGTATGCGTCTATGTCTTTAGATATAAGCCATGCTTGTAGCTTTAACATTGATTCTAGATATGTACCATAACATAGCCCTCCGTACATTGGTGTTGCTATAAATAAACTAGGTTTCATATCTTACTCCATGTAATTGTTCTATAATTCTTGCAAATTGTATCATTCTGTCTATTGTCATTGGCTCATATCTTGTTGGAAATACTTTGCTATAAGCATCAATTATTTGTTCCTGTGTAAGTGGTTTAAAGTCCATTATTTGCCTCTGTTAATCTCTTGCTATCATATTTTTTAACATTTGTTACTTTAACAATATTCTTTGTATCTGGTATCAATGGCGTGATTGTAACGTTATGCAGTTTAGATTTAATGTCTTTAAACCATGACATTTCTTTAGGCTCTGATGTCATAATTCCAGACCATACAAGTGCTCCATTTCCATCAAATTCTTCTACAAGCCACGCTAAAGGTTTCATTTTTTATCCCACCATTTTAAATAAATTAAATATCCTATAGTTCCTAAAACTAATATTGGGATTATTTCAATTAACGCTGCTATATCTTGTGCTAACCAAAATTTTATATATTCTGTCATTAGTAAAATACCATCCTTCCTATATGTGTTTTTTTTCTTTTACCAAACCATTCTTTTTTTGGCGGTATAGAGTCATCATGGAAATATAAAGCATTTGCAACTGGGTTAGCATATTTATTATGAACAATCGTATCAATAACCAATAGTTTAGTCTCCAAATACGCCCTTTCATTAACTGGATGGTGGGACTGATCTTGCACAGCAAACTGATTATTAGAATAAACGACAGCACATACAGAATGACCCCAACGACCATCACGAACCCTATTCCGTATAGTATTAATGACTCCAATTTTTTCCTCCAATGTTCTTGTATTTACTTCGTGGTAAACAGCGGTAGCATAACACGCTACATCTAATTCTAAAGCATTAATGTCCATTTGGTTGATAGAATCCGCTAACTAAAGGCATAATGACATCAGCACCTATTTTGTTAATAACCATTTCTCTAATGTTGTATTTACTCATGCCAGCTAAATCACAGCACAGGTCATAAACATCGTTATCATCAAATAACCATTGTATAGCATCTACCTTGTCTCGTAAAGCTAATTTGTTTTTAGACTTTAAAGTTGTTATAGATCTTTCAGTTGCATTTCTTTTATATTTTTTAGGAACATACATAGCATCATCTATTGTTTGGTATAGCATTGCTATCAATAGTTTAGCTTCTGGAAGCTCTGAAAGCCTATTATTATCGTCATAGTCTACTACATCATCATCATAATCCATAATGTCTCCGTATTTTCATTAGGGTAAAATAAATGTTTATTAGTTGCTTTTGTATTGCAAAAAGAGCAATATATTACATACAAACTACTTTGTCTTGTATCTATTACATACAAATATGTTTGTGTAGCAAAAATCGTTAATTTTTACATACAAAGGACATAATCATGTGGACAAAACCATCAGCAACTGAAATGCGTTTCGGCTTTGAAGTTACAATGTACGTTATGAACAAGTAAT